CAATGATGTCGTCATCAATGTCTTGACCTGCGTCACTCAATGCATCTTTCAATGTTTGAGCTGCGTCAGCTTTACTTACTCTAGTACTAGCGCCACCTGAGGCTTTTGCTGTACCAGATGCAGGGGCTTTCTTAACATACACGCCAGCTTTAGTCAAAATCATTCTGACTCCGTTAGGGCTTTCGCCTAACTCTTCAGCTATATCTTTTACAATCTCCATTGAAGTTTCTGGAGTTGGTTCAGCTTCTGTGTACATCTCAACGGCTTGAGCTTTGGATTCGTCTGTCCATGCCATGCGCCTTCTCCTTTTTGTACCTCGATATCCTGCACAAGTGCCGAACTTATCGAGTTGTTGTTGATAAAATCTATCTCCCATATATTAATATTATACAGAAAAATAGACGCTAAGTCAAGAACTATTTTTTAGTTCCTTAACCATCTAGGCTAGTAATGAAGTCGAGTTTCTCCTTGGCATTTGCGCCTTTCTCTACTTGTTCATTTATAGCCGCTACTATATCTGAATGTTCACCAATCCCTGAAGGATTGCGTAAATATACAGCAATATTTGCGTTAGCTTCAGCTAGTTCTCCAGTGTATTTGGCAACTAAAGCTCTTTTTAATACTTCTTTCATTTTTGTCTCCCTAATATACCATTAACATAAGCTATTACCCATTTTTTACGCAGTCTATCTGAAAAAGCGACTTGCGATATAAATGGCGTTATTGCGAATAATGATACTACATACACTACAAAGTGTAGGTATCTCCATTTAGTTATAATTAATCCTTTCGGACTGTTACTTATCATACGCATACTAATAGGGTATGTTCTCCATACTAGCATAAGCCATGTAGTTAACCAGAGAGACAGTATTACTGTCCATGGTTCCATGTGTTGTTCTCCCTATATTTCCGCGCCGTACTTTTCTAAGTGTTTTAAACTGCCTAAATCACAGGCTAGTTGGTGGGAATAAAACCCACCTATTTTTTGAAAGCCAAAGTAAGGACTTTCAAAATTTGTTAATTCTATTACATAAATCAAATAACATTTACTTGCATATTTCTCAAAGTCATGACTAGCTATTTGTTCTCTTTCGATTATTGCTGGTAAGTCGTATCTTGCACACCAAACTTTTTCGCCCGGCTCAAAAGTCTCAGATACACATTCTTCGGGTAAAAATCCTATCTTGTGTCTCATACCCTGTTCTGTTTTTGGGCGTTTTAATGGAACACCTGTTCTGTTAATTATGTTCTTAACAAAAGTAGAACTACGATACATACCCTGTGCAATTTCTGATACAGGTTGCTCATTTAAATAGGACTCTATTACTTGCTTTATTTCCATATCGGTTGCTTTTGTTCCTTTCAGTTGAGCTTTTCTTGTAGCTCTGTGAGTCATAGTATCATTAAAATCTTCTAGAATTCTATTTAGTCTAGTAGTATTGTATGATATGTTAAGCATTTCACAGGCTTCTTTCTTAGTTACAGGTGGTATAGCAGACAGAGCATCAGATACTCGCTGTATATTATCATAGTCTAGCTTTTCTTGTTTTTTCTTTCTGATTGCCACTATTCTGCACCTTCCTGCATATGATCTTCAAACTCTTTAGCATCTTGTTTTCTTATACGAATATCGTTGTCTGCCATTTGTCCAAGTAATATTATTGCGTAATGTATAACTTTGTATAAGTCTTTTTCATTTTTACCTTCTTTCTTTCCGAATCTCTGTGCATATTTAAGTATATTTCCAATACAGAAACCTTCTCCATGTCCAGAGTCGAAAGTAACTTCAGTTGTCTGAATTTTTCCTTGTCCATAATGTTCAGCATAAGTACTGTCTATGTAGTGTTTAAGTCTGGTAAGGATTACATCCTCATTGAATTTGTGTTTTATTGCCATTTGTCTTTTATCTTCCTTGACATTTCAAACCATGTGTCTGATGTTACTAAAAAGTTTATTGCATAAAACCAACATACTATAGGGAATGTATACTTAAATGCAAAAAAAGGTATTAAAAATATTGTCATAAATACATCTATCATGAGTTTACCCTCATTACCCAGTTGTCTGCGGCATCTTCTGCCCAGCGTTCGTTGTGTCCATAGTGAGTTATGTCTTTAACCCACATTTTGCCTTCAAAGTGTCTTGTAACGAATACACCATCTTCATCTAACCATACTTGACACTTTCTGCCTTCATGCATATAGTCATGTAAAAGGGTATTTAATATTCTCATCATTATATGTCTCCTTCTTTTCTTACTTCGCTACGAATTGCTTCGAAGCCGTTAGGGTATCTACTCTCGAGTTTCCTAATATTTTCATCCATTACTTCTTGTGGAGTGTACCCTAGTGCTGTGCAACCTTGAATCCAGTACCATAGTACATCGCCAAGCTCTCTTTTGAGGTGAAATCGTTCTGCATCATTATAAGGTTTGCCTTGAAATATAATCTTTTTGATTATTTCGGAGAACTCTCCTGATTCGGCTTGCATACCTATGGATGCTGTAAGCAGTTGAGACCACTCAGTCTCTGATTCTACTCCTAGTTTTACTAGTCTTTCAGCCATTTTAAGCGTACTTAGGCTTTCTGCTGATGTAGTGCTGACTACGAATTTTGCGTAATCATTAAAATTTGTTTCTTTTGGTTGTCTGTCGTACATTTCTATCCTGTTAATGTGTTAAATTTCGTGATGAATACCACTTGGCTAACCAAGTGTCTATACTTTCCTGCGTCATATTGCTAGGAAAGTACACTGATATATAGGGCTTATCTTGTAATACGACTCTCATAGTCCGCATAGTCCTCGTTCCACCAATGTGGTTTATCTCTATATTTCCAGCTAGCAAAAGTTGCTTTATCAAGATGGTAGTAATCTCTGTACGATTGTATAGGATTATCATAATCTTTTAGTTCGTCTGGCATTGCCAAACCAAACTCTGTAAAGCCTACTCTCTGCATATTAACTGGCTCAGGTAATTTATTTACTACTTGATCGATAGATTTGTGTTCTTTACCATATCTGTATCTATACTCATCATTCAATGCATTGCCATAGCAATGTGTCCACTCGTGATTGTCTAGTGATGAACGCGCCCATATAGTACATGGGTGATTGTACATCATTGGTAGATATGGTGTGATAGGTCGTTCTTCTGGCGTTAGATGTTTTATCTTTGCTTTTTCTTCGTTAAGTACATCTCTTTCTTCTTTGTTCAACGCTCTGGGAACAAACCCTAAGAATTGGTCAATCCATATACTTGTGCATAGGATTTGTGCAACTTCTAGTGGCATCTTTACAATGTGTTTGTCCACATGGTACTCTGCACATCTATCTAAATTTTTGTGTAAATAAAATAAATTCATAATGTATTATACTAAAATTTGAGGGCTATGTCAAGTACTATTTTTTGCTTCTTCTAAGAAGTTCCTTTTTCGGAAGAATACCGAAAGACTGAACCTATAACTTGGAGCTATGTGTGAAGCAGGTCTAATCGAATGGGGAATATGCCCATCAAATACTACTGCTGAGTTTGGTTCATACAAAGCTGTGCCTACACAATGCGTCATTGAATCGTTGTAAAAGATAGTTTCGCCATAATATTCTTTTTTCCACTCTGGGTTTATATAATATGTTATGACTGTAGAATCCCCATGAGTATGAGGGAACTGGATTGAAGAAGGAGTAGCTAAGTTTATAACTGCTTTATCAAAAGCTAAGTTTTTTACTAAGTCTTTCATGGGAGTATTTTGTATACCTTCCATAAAGTCTAATCCTCTCCAATCTGCTCTGTTTATGTCGGAGTGTAGGCAGGGATATTGCCTATGCTCGAATGTTGATGTGTCTCCCCACCCTATTTTATAGTCCGCATTGACAGCGTGCATATAGATTTGTTCTCGGTGGTTCTCTGTTAAGACATTATTAAATATTTCAATCATTAACTAGTTCGGCAAACTCTGTGTATCCGCCAATACTTTTGTCGTCAACGACTATCTGAGGGAATGTTCTAGCATTAGGAAATTGCCCCATGAGGTCTTCCATACCAAAGTCTACACCTAACTTTTTAACTGTTATATCTAGTCCTTTCATTGTTGCTAGTGATACTGCTTTTTCACAAAAAATACAGTTATCTTTACTATATACTATTACATTCATTCTCTTTTTCCCTTTATTTACTATTAATTTTGTCTTTCGCTGTTCCTGCGTATAGTCCAAACCAAGCTGCGCCTGCTCCGACTACAATAGAAATCAACCCTGATTGATCTAATGTGGGTACATCTAGTTCCATAAACCAAAATGTACAGTAGTATAGTAA